ACAGTTGCAGAACTAGACGGCGGAGCAGTTCAGATAAGTTCAGAATCATTTGCTGATAATAATACTACGTTGATGACATCAGCGGCAATTCAAGATAAAATTGAAGCATATGGATATTCAACAACAACAGGTGACATTACAGGTGTTACAGCAGGTGCAGGTTTAACTGGTGGCGCAACAAGCGGATCAGCTGACTTGGCTATTGGCGCAGGTACTGGTATTACTGTAAATGCAAATGATATTGCAGTTACATTAACACCATTTAGTACAAGTAATTTAAGTGAAGGCACAAACCTTTACTATACAAGTGCTAGAGCAGATGCTAGAGTTAGTGCAGTAGTAACCAATGCGTTTGTTGATGCATTGAATGTTGATGCTGATACACTAGATGACTTAACTAGTTCTCAGTTCTTAAGAAGCGATGCTAATGATTCACACAGTGGAACAATTACTCCTTCTTCAAACAATGCATTAAACTTAGGATCAAGTGGACTTAAATATGCAAATGTTTACGCAACTACATTCCAAGGTAATGCAACTTCGGCGCAGTATGCGGATTTGGCTGAGAAATACGAAAGTGATGCAGAACTAGAAGCAGGCACAGTTGTTATGTTTGGTGGTGATAAAGAAGTTACAGCATGTGATAGTGAAAACTGTCATGCAGTAGCAGGTGTTATCAGTACTGATCCAGCTTATATGATGAACGCAGGAGCAGAAGGTCAATTTGTAGCATTAACAGGAAGAGTACCTACTAAGGTTACTGGTCCAGTTGCTAAAGGTGACTTAATGGTTTCCGCAGGTAACGGTATGGCTAAGGCTAATAACGATGCACAGGCAGGAAGAATGATTGGTAAAGCAGTTGGTTCTTCAGAAGGCGGAGAAGCTGTTATAGAAGTACTTGTTAACTTGATGTAAGAGTTTACAAACAATAAAAAAGGGAGTTTTTTAACTCCCTTTTTTTGTGATTAAAGCTTCTGACTTTGATTCATGACATGCCAGATATTTCCTGACTTCATGTATTTGTCAAATTCTTTAGAAAGATTGGTAACCGATGTTCCGAACTTGGATAACATGGCTACTATTCCTGTTGGATTCGCCATACTTTTCTCCTAAAATGTGATAACAAACTTTAACTTACTTGTCGTAACTTCATCCTATAGTAGGAACTGTTACAATCAATCTACAAGTATGTTACAATTGTGTTACAGAATGTATTTATACAAACGAGTATTTTTACCAGGAAATATGTGATATTGCATAACAGTTGTTACATAGAAACTAAACCCAAACGATAAATAGTAACGAGTAGACAGTAACACACACACTTAAAGTAGCAACCCTTAAAAGGTGTGTATATAATATGGAAGAAATATTTGGATTGATCGCTGAAGTAGGAGCCCCCATCGCCGGAAGTCTAGTAATGGGATTCTTTATCTTTATGGTAATAAAACAAATTCTCGAGGGTGTTGTAGACCAGGTCAAAACTTTGACTATGTTTTGCACATCACTAGAAGCGAGAGCAAGTACTATGAGTAACGAAATGTTAAAAATAGACTTGCTAGTTAGCAGTGCCTTAGACCTCAGACCTGACATAGATCGAGTTTCGAGAGCAGATAATTTTGTCGAAGATGGCAAAGTGGATGCTAGGAGAGACTAATGGATATTGCACAGGCGATTAATGACTTTGGATTTCCAATCGTGTTATGCGTTGGACTCGGTTACTTTATATATTATATATGGTGGTTTATTGGAGAAAAGATAGATCCCGCTCTTGGCGACATGCATATAGCACTAATCAGAGTAATAGATAAAATGCGTAGATTAGACCAAGATTTAATTAGGCTACAACAGAAAGTTGATGTTGTGTTAGAATACAGAGCTAGACAACAAGTGCTAGACAATGCAGAACAAGAAACTGCATTAAAAACATTAAAACAAAAGCAAACAGGAAAGTAAAATGAAAATTACAGGTACACACTTAGGTATGTTGGTTATGGTCGGATATTTTATAATGTCTTTGGCTAATAGTGACCTTTATGCCGATGAACTAAAGTTTAAGTTCAAGTCTCCGTCATTTTCTGGTAACGGGACAGGAGCACATTATTTAACAATTGAGAACCAGGAGAAGTCACGAAAAGATAAGATTAAAGAAGACATAGAATCTGCGTTAAAACGAGCAGAACGTGACAATGATAATTCGACAATTAATAAATTTATTAGAAATTTGGAGAGTAGAATTTATTCACAAATTTCTAAAGGATTAGTCGACAGCATGTTTTGTGATCCAGCAGTAGTTATTGCATGTACAAATTCAGATTCAGGTAGTTTTGAAATTGAAGGAAATACTGTTACATACATTAAAACAGTTAATGAAGATGGGCTATCTATTATTAGAATGACTATTGTTGACCCTGACGGAACAATAACAACTATTGAGATTCCAATTGGAATCGGCAACATTGGCGGCGGTTAATGAAACTGTCTAATTACATACTGTTCTTTGTCGGCGCAATGTACTTAACTGGGTGTGCTAGTATATCTATACCCGGTGATACAGCATGTAATACGGACTTTCTCGAATGCGTAGAAGAGCCGAAGCAAGTAGAATTACCCACATATCGAAAATTACGATATTTACCACCTAGCGAAACAATGCCAGTGGTAGCTGTTTATCAGTTTACTGACCAAACAGGACAAAGAAAAAGTCAAGATGGTGTCGCTAGTTTTAGTACAGCGGTCACACAGGATCCGAAGAGCATATTGATTGACGCCTTGAAGGCGGCAGGTGCTCACGAAAACCCAAAAGGAACATGGTTCCGGGTAGTTGAACGGGGTCTTGGCTTAGATAACTTAGTGAGGGAAAGGCAGATAGTTCGTAGTACACGCGAACAATATCAGACTGAAGAAAAACCTCAACAAGCAGTACAGCCATTGTTATTTGCTGGTATGATACTCGAAGGAGGTGTTGTAGGTTATGACACTAATGTAGAGACTGGCGGTAATGGTGCAAGGTACTTAGGTATTGGTACTACAAACCAATATAGAAGAGATAGTGTTACTATATCACTTAGAGCAGTAAGTACGCTCACCGGTGAAGTAATACTGAATGTACAGACATACAAAACTATCCTTAGTACAGGAATGGCAGGAGACGTATTCAAATTTTTAGACATGGATACACGATTGCTTGAATTGGAAAGTGGCATGACACAGAACGAGAGCGTAACTTATGCAGTCCGGTCGGCGATTGAAGCCGCAGTATTGGCATTGATACAACAAGGTGATGAAAGAGGATATTGGAAAATTGTGTATCCGGAGAATTGGCAAGAAGAAGTAGATCAGCAAGAACGAGCTTACTGGATGAAAGTCAATAATCAAGAAATTTTGGATACAGATGTAGACGAGAAGCCTACGTCATCACAGAATACTTTTTGGAAAAAAATATTACTAAAAAGTGAACCCATTAATGGAGAAGAAAAATGAAGACAAACGTAATAAAGAAATTTACACTACAAGTCTTCGCTATAGTAAGTGTAATAATAGGAAGTCAGGCTCTAGGTGCAACGGATAACGAAGTACTACTAGACCAAGAAGGTGACAACTTAATATTAACAATATTACAAGCTGGTAACAGTAACAGAGTTTCTGGAGTGGCCTCAGGGTCAGGAGATTTAGTTGTAACTGGTAACAGTTTGATAATTGATATCATACAAGACGGTAACACAAATAAGTTTTTTGGAGACTTAATATTTGATGGATCCGGAAGTTCAGTAATGGACTTTTATCAATTAGGTGATAGTAACGTCTGGGATTTACAGATCGGTGCTAACTCTAATAGTGCAGATAATACAGACATGCTAGTAGACATTCAGGGCGACGGCAACACATTTGATGTTGGCATAGCTCACAGTGCCGCGGCGGAAAGCACTAACTTTGATTTAGATATACTTGGTTCTAGGAACAATTTTACTGCAAGTTTCAACAATACTACAGCTTGGGCATCAGCATCAGGCAATAACGCTGTTGGCGGAATTAAAAGTACTGGAACTGGCACATCTGCTTTAGCAGGTATTACAATTGATACTAGTAACGTTGTATGGAATATGGAAATTATAGGAGACGACAACAAATTTGCTACTAAACAAAGTGGTAACGGTGGTCATTCCTTAACAGTAGTCTTAGACGGCAGTGATGGTGATTTTCAATTCATACAGGACATGACAGCAACATGTAGTCCAACGTGTGAAGGTATAATTAACATAAATCTAAATAGCGAAAATGCATCAGTTCTTATTAAACAGACTGATTAACATAACAGCAGTATTAGTACTGTTGCTTACACCAAATCTGAGTGCCGCTGAGAGCATCGGCGGCATTATTGAACAAAGTGGAGCAACTGGAAGTATTGTAAGGTTGTCAGGCGAAGAACTGGCGGCTAATATTTTAGCCAATATTGTAAGTTATGATGAAGTAGAAACAACAAATGGGAGACTAAAAATTGAGTTTCTCGACAAAACCCAGGTTAGTCTAACAGAACACACTTACATGGAAATAGACGAATATGTATTCGACCCAGATCCAAGTAAAAGCAAGATGGCATTAAATTTTGTACAAGGAACAGCTAGGTTTGCCACGGGCAGTTTAGGTCTCGTAGCAAAAGAAAATATAACAATCCTGACCCCTACCGCAAGTATAGGGATTAGAGGAACCGATTTTACTACCACAGTCGATGAACTGGGTAGGAGTCTAGTGATATTATTACCGGACGAAGACTGTACTAATACAGTAGCATTAGAAGAAGGGTGTGCTCCAAGTGGTAGCATAACGGTAACAAATCAAGGCGGCACAGTAATATTAGATGAAGCCTACCAGGCAGTAATGGTAAGCACATTTGAAACAAGCCCTACACAGCCTGTTGTGTTGGTTGATTTAGATTTAAATATGATAGATAATATGTTTATTGTAGCAGAACCAAAACAGATTACAGAAGCAAAAGAAGAACAAGTACAAGAATTAAAAGGCGACAACGGATTATTAGACTTTGATGGCTTAGATGCAAATGCAATTGAGCAAGATGTTTTAGCAGATACAACAGAAGATTTAGACTACACGGAATTGGATATAGATTTATTAAATGTAGACTTCCTAGTAGACTTATTAGACATTGTAGAAAAAACTACTAGTGGATTAGATGAAAAAGGCGGAGACTCAGGCAGTGGCGATAATAAATTAATAGGTGCTGTATACGGAACCAATCCTGGAAATCAATTTAATATTATTCCAGACTTAGATGGCAAAGTATTTTTTCTCAGGCAAGTAAGCAATAAAATTAGTATTAAATTACGAAAAGGTTCTGTCGCACAGCTAGATATAAAAGACGGAGATTTAGGAGACACTATTATATGTTTAAGTAGTTGTGAAAACATATTAATAAGTATAACACAAGAATGAATATAGAAAAAAAATTAAATGACATGAAGCCAAAAGATACTCCTCTGTTAGTATTAGGATATATCTTATTGGGTATGATGCTATTATTACCAGCAACAGCAAAAGCAGACAATGAAGTGGTGCTAGATCAGGAAGGTGATAATGTGGTTGTAGATATAATGCAAGCCGGCGCTATTAATAAAATAGATATAGTACTAGGATTGAATAATAATACTAACAATACACTTAAAATAGGCCAAGGACACTCCGAGGGCGCCGAAAGTAACAACGTGTTTTTTAGTGTTGATGGCACCCACAACACTATGCAAATAGAACAGCATGGCAGTAATAACGAAGTTGGCTGGACTAATGCCTGGGGCACTGGTATTGGGTTTGGCGGCGACTTAGACGGAAATAGTAATCAGATATACTTCCATCAAAATTGTACTCGTGGCGCAAGTTGTGGCAAATCAGATATAGGATTTCATATCAAAGGAAATTCTAATACAGTTCGATATGGTCAAGGAGTTTGGTTTGGTTCTGGCGGCAGTATATCGAGTACCACATTTTACGATGATGGCGACGAGGGCGGAAACCATACAGCAACGTTAGACATTCACGGTAACAATAATACTCTTGTTGGAATGCAAAGAAACGGTAGTCTTGATACTTATGATGGTCATACTGCAAATTTATACTTGTATGCAGATGACAACACACTTTATGTCAATCAACAAACAGATGGAGCAAAGACATTAAATTATTCCTCTTACGTTGATGGTACCGTTGGTAGTATAACTCAACACAGTAATGGTGCTCACACAGCCACAATAGTGTTGAACGGAACACAACCTAGTAATCTGACGCTATTACAAAGCTCGAATTCAGCAAAGTCATACTCACTTACTCAGACGTGCCACACAGTTGGCGGCTGTTCTATAAGTGTAACCCAAGACTAATAAAGGTTGACAAGTCGTTAAATAATTGCTATAATTAACGCTATGAGACACATGATCAAGTGGTTGAAGATATCAGCTGGTATAAACATATACCTTAGCTTCATACTAACATTAGTATTAGTAGCACTTATGGTGGATATCGGTTTAGATAGTTATTGGCATGGCGCAGACTTCAAAAACAGTATTATAGAAGAACTGCACAAAGCACAGAATAATCAACTAGATGAAAACCACACAGGCTAAACTCGCCACTGCGATTTCTAAATATAAGAAATCTACACAGTTATTACTCACGATTGTAGCAATTCCACATTTAGTTATAATCTCTTTGATGTTCCCTATGCTAACAGTAACCATTATGGCAACATTTATGCTGACTGGATTAATGTATGCTTGGTGTGAACTGATATACCAAATAGAAAATTCCCAAAGAAGTCAATTAATGTTCCTCATACAAACAACCACAAACGAACACACTAGACAAATACTGCGTATGGAACTTTGGGAAATTGAAAAACACAACGGACTTTCAGGCACGTTTGACCCATACCACATCATTTAATTAGATAAATACTATATGTAATAATAGCAGATGGCTTTATTACCTTATATAAGGAGACGGATATGAATAATTTAGTATCTTTTTTCGGTTTAATTCTTTTATCAAGCATCGTAGGATGTGCCTCAGTTAGTGGCGCCTGGAATGCTGGTACAGAGATTGTCACAGGAACAGTTGACTCTGTTGTGGGCGGAGCCGCCACAATGGCAGTAGCGATTACTGATGATGTTCGAAACATTGCAGACGTAACTATTGACACAGCACAAGGTGTTGTTAAAACAGTTGCAGAAAATGTTGATAAACAAACTGATGAATTACAAAAAGACAAAGAGCCGGGAAAGTAGGTAACTTTTCTCTTTTCAGAAAAGAAAAGGAAAAGCAACTCACAGCACAGGAATTAGTCTTACTTTTCAAACAGAACCAAGAGAAGTTAGAAAAATACTGTACAACTAACCCAAAGGAATGTTAGCAATAATCGATAGATAGACGATTAGATGCGATAAATGTTAGCACTAAAGCACTCGCAAGAGTGCTTTTTTGTTTTTTAAACGATAAATACTTGTACATAATAACACAGGGTTTACTTATTACACAACACACCCACACATAACTGTCCCACTAAAACACAGTACCCTAAAGGAGAAAAAATGAAGATAAGAATCTTATCAGCATTAGCCTTGATTGGGTTAATGACGACAACTGGTACAGTACAGGCCCAGGCCACCGGCACATGTACAGCAGGTACCCAGTATTGTGAAGCAAGTACATCGGATACTACAAGTACAACCACAACTACTGCGAATAATACGAATACTTCGACGAACACGAATACTTCGACGAACACGAATACCAACGCGAATACGAACACGAATACCAACGCGAACACAAACACGAATACTTCGACGAATACGAATAATTCGACGAATACGAATAATTCGACAAATACAAACACCAACGCGAATACGAACACGAACACCAACGCGAATACGAACACCAACACGAACACCAACGCGAATACGAACACGAACACGAATACCAATACCAACAATAATACCAACAATAATACCAACGCGAATACGAACACGAATAATTCGACCAATACTAACAATTCGACCAACAGCAACACCAATAATAATACGTCGACAAATAATAACACCAACGCGAACACGAACACGAATAATAATACATCGACTAGTACCAACAACAATGTGTCGAGTGGTGGAACAAATAACACCAATGCTAATACGAATAATAATACCAACACCAACAATAGCACTTCGAACAATACCAACACCAATAATAACACTAGTGATAGCACGGTAAACAGTACTTCGAATAACACTAATACGAACAATAGTAATATTGATCAGAACGTGAATTCAAATAGTACTAGTAACAATACCAACACCAATAATAACAATAACAACTCGACCAGTGATAATACTAATAACAATAATAATACATCGACTAGTGACAGTAATGTAACAACTGACAACACGTCAGAAAGTAACAATACCAACACCAATAATAATACTAATAAAAACGAAAACATCAACAAGACTGACCAGACTATTAAGCAAGAGATAACAACTAAGGCTCCACCTGCTAGTGCTATTGCACCAAGCATTGGTTCTAGTTACTCACAAGACTTATGTACAACTGGTATATCAGGTGCTTTCCAAGGACAAGTATTTGGACTAAGTGGCGGTAAATCAGTTAGAGATATGAACTGTGAACGTATAAAGTTAAGTAAAACTATATACGATATGGGCATGAAGGTTGCGGCAGTTAGTTTAATGTGTCAAGACGAACGTGTATTTACAGCGATGGAAATGGCTGGAACACCTTGTCCTTACATGGGAGCAATTGGCGATGCGGCTACTAAGCAATGGGCAGAGAATAGCGATGAACGAGCAGATGCTAAACGTGGATGGTTCGGCAGAAAGAAAAACACAAGGTCATCGGCTAAAGTAGACTCGAATGTACTTAACACAGGCGAAGACTTTGATAAGTTCATGAAAAAATGTCGTAAGAAAACAGGCAAAGGCAAGAAGAAAAGTTCGGGCCAATGTGAGGCAGAATGGGAATCAAACGCTTAATAACAGCACTTGCTGTAGGCGTACTAACTTTATTTCCTACAGTATCTGAAGCCGACGGAGGATACACGACTGATAATACTGGCTATCCTTTAGTAAATCTTGTTGGCGACTATTATCAGGGTGGCAACAGCAACGGTTCAATACTATGTCAAGGCGCCGCAGATGAAACAGGTTGTAATATAGCATTTGCTATTGGCTTTGATTTTGACTGGCATGGCGAAACATTCACTCACGGCTTAATGAGTACTAATGGTTGTTTAAAACTGTTGAAGTCAAGTGCGTTTAGCAGTAGTGATTACTGTAGTTATGATGTAAAGCATCTAAGTGCCTCTTCAGGAATGAACGATACACTATTCCCTTTCTGGAGTGACTTAGACTTAGGCACAATATACGATACCCAAGCACCGGTTAATAGCACAATGCTCTTTAATAACTCGGGCAACTTTGCTACATTTGGCTGGTACTATATGCGTGAGTATGGCGTAACAGCAGATACGGATAAATTTGATCCAATGTATCCAAACGCACATAATACGTTTGAGGTGGTGCTTTTAAATCAAAACTGTACAGATTGCCCAGGCAACACAGATGACGAAAACGATGACTATGCTTACATATACGGTAACTTAGAAATTAGTCACAGTAATGTTTTAATTGGAGAAAAGAAAAACTCGAACTCCTTTACTGAAGCATACTTTTTTAGTGATAATAGTTGGTGTGCAGATTGTATAAACCCAAATGACGGCACTCAAGGACGACACCTTTTTATATGGGACGACTATGACCAAGGAAACGTAGAAGGCGGAGCAATATACAAAGACGGTAATGGCGTACAGCCTGCAGAGTGTGAGAATAATCCTCTTTTTAGCACATCATGTAGTTTATATAGTATAAGTTTCTTAGCACAACAATGCCTCTCCGATAGTTCATATAGTCCAGACTGTGACGGATACTTTGGTGACTTAGAAGACACATATTTAGAAGAAAATGCATGTTACGAAGATCCGAGCTTACCACAATGTGCCGGATTAGGTATTTTTGAAACTTTCAGTGATTATGATTATGCTACAGGAGAAGCGTATGACTTTAATTATAACCCACAAGAATTTGGCAACATGGACGGCTATGATCCTAACACAGGATTAGTTACGCAAAGTGATGGTTCGACAATTAGTATAGATGGCTCTTATTATTCCGATGGATATGATCCTAATGTGGATTATGATAGCATGAATAATACGTCCGGCGATAACTTTTATTTGAATGAAGATGGCATATATGTTCCTGACCAATACGACCCAATGCAAGATGACGATATAAAGTTTGAATATTTAAGTGAAGAACAACAGATGTTAGTTGGTCAAGGTTTAAGTATGCAGGAAGCCACACTAATTACAATGGGCCAAGGTGACCTACTAGCATTAGGACATGATCCTAACATACAATTTCAAGGTAACAACCCAGGCGACTTAGTTTATGAAATTATAGGACAAGACGATTACAACTATGAAATGCATGACGAGTTTATGTTGAATGAAGCAGAAGAAAACGGCTGGGTAGATGGATATACAAGCAGTGATATATGGAGTACAGAAGAATACCAGCAACAAGAAGATATGTGGGAAGCAGAGTTTGAAGCAGAGTTTGGACCAGACGCATACAGCTGGACATCAAAAGATTGGTATGAATACGATCTAAAAGAATTTGGACAAGATCAAGTAGATGAGTGGTACGGCAAAGAAGTAGTATTTGACGAGAGTGGAGAGATGGATTGGGAATCATTTGACATGCTAATGGATGAAGAATACGCTTATGAAGTGTATGAAGTTTATTCAGACGAAGAAGAACTGATGTACGAAGAAATGATAGCAAAGGATTTTGAAAAATGTCCTACATGTGAGCTTGAAGAATTTTTTGACTTATCGGAAGATGAACTAATAGCATTTGAAAACGAAAGAATGTATGAGGAAGAGGCATACTTTGACCTTGATCCAGAAGAGGCATTCGAAGCCTTTATCAAAGAAGAAGGATTGGAGGACATATTAAGTGCAGACGAATTAGACGACTTTAGAAATGAAGTGTATGCTGACATAGAACTGCATGAAGAACAGCATGAAGAACAATTTCAAGAAGGCCCAGGCGATTATCAAGTAGCAGAATCTACTACACCCAAGGCACAAGAACAACGACAAGAACAACGACAAGAACAACAAAAAACAGACACCCAGTTTCTTAGTAATGCTGGTTCAGGTGTAATGAGTGTTAGTGTAGCACAATTTAATTTAGACTTTAACAGTAGCGACGGTGGTAGTACACAGGAAGTTGTTGAAGAACTTATTGCTGATATTATTGATGACGGCTCAGGTAGTATTGATGACGGCTCAGGTAGTTTCGACGATGGATCAGGCAGTAGCAATAGCAGTGGTAATGACGGCAGTGGTAGTTATGCTCAAAGCAATGACGGTTCAAGCCAGTCACAAAATTCAAATGGTAGCCAGGACAGCGGACAAGGAATGTTAGCACAAGAAGATACAAGTGGTGATAGTTTCTTCCAAGAACAAATAGAGCAAAGCATGGGACAAGAAAGTTTCAGTGCTACAACAAGTGTAACAGAATCATTTGATACTGGTGCATTTACAGTTGCTGAAAGTTCAGCTGATGCCCAAACAGTACAACAAGAAGAAACACTACAGTTTGTAGAAAACTTCGATGACGGTACAAGTGGCATAAGTGGAGCAGACATACAGTTTGAAGATGAACTAACCACAGCATTAAGTAGTGGCACAGGCTTAACAGAATTCCTAAGCCAAGCACCGGCAGATTACAGTAGGTTTGAAGTTGAAGCACCTACGTTCCAAGAGCAACGACAATCAGACGCAGTAGAAAGTTTAGCAGATACAATGGGAGCAACAGTTGCCGCCGCAAACTTACAAGCAGAATTAGACACAATACAAGCAGGTAATGAGGACTCCAATGAATATGGCGACCAAACTATTGCTGTTGCTTATATTGGTTATACAGCAGGCTTTAGTGAGTACACTAGCCAAATACAATTAGCAGACCAACAAGCATGGTATGGTAGTTCGCAAGTGTACAAAGGACAAAAGAATGTTGATAACGTACAGAGTTTTTACATGATGGCTGGAAATACTCAAGAGAAACTAAAAGAAATGATATACAGCCAATATAAATTAAAAGAAAAATAGGAGAAATAAAATGGCAGAAGTAGAATATGCAGGTGTAAAAATGAGTGGTTCAAAACTTATGATTATGCTTCCTTTACTTGGTACTATAATCGGTGGACTATGGGGAGGCTTTGAACTCTACAGTAGACTACTTGAAGCAGAAGAAACATTAGCAAACTTACAACCAGAAGCAATTCAGACTGAACTAGTAAGACTAACTGAACTTACTGAAGTTATTAAAACGGATTTGAGAGCAGATATTAATTCAGCTAGAGACGAAGTTAAAGTAGCAATGGACTTATCAAGGGAAACTGAAAAAACATCAGCTGACACACAAAGAGAAATTAGAAATGATGTGTATGCTATGGAACGTGATATGAATACACGTTTTAAAGAGATGGATGCAGAAACTAGAGAGTTAAGAAAAGAGCTGGAAGACAAGATAATGACTATACTTGAAAATCCACTCAACGACACTGAATAACAGCTAAATACTGTTATGAAATTTTTATATAGTGGTTATGCAGTATTGATATCTATTGTGTTGCTACTTGCATTGCGAGTAGCAGATCCAACGGCACTACAGAGTGTTAGAGGGCAAACATTTGATGCATATCAACAGTTAGATGAAATTAAGCAAAGCCAGGATGTTGTACTATTAAACATCGGGGAAAAAAGTTTAGCAGTTAATGGTCAATACCCTTGGCCCAGACAATACTATGCACAACTGGTGATAGATGTTGCAGGAGCCGGAGGCGGTGTGCTAGGCTGGACTATTATGTTTCCTGAAGCAGATAGATTCGCCGGAGATGAAATATTTGCTAATTACTTGATGGAAAATAAAGTTAATGTGCAAGGAGCAAGACGTAATCCTATTAACTTTAATGTATTAAGTCAAGCAACTAGTACAAGAGGCATTAAAACATCAGGCCCACATATAGGAACAGGCACAATCGGTCCTGTGCCAGCAAAAAATTATTTACTAAAGTGGCCCAACTTAGTTACAAACATTCCGCTACTAGAAGCAGTAGCAAACGGCAAAGGCGTAACAGCGTCAGCGCCACAGCCAGATAATCAAACACGAACATACCCATTAGCAATTACAGTTGGCGATAGACTGTATCCTAGTTTTGCTATTGAAATGCTAAGGGTAAGTAAAGGTCAAAAAAGTTATATAGTTAAAACTAGCGAATTAGGAATACAAGAAGTTACAGTTAAAGGATACGATCCAATTGTAACACAGTCAGACGGCACAGCATACATTCGCTTTAATAATACATTCGAGGAAATTGAATACTTAGGAGCCGAAACTCTGACCCATCTTGCAGGCAAAATGGTTATAGTAGGTGTTACAGCAGAAGGTATTGCAAATCCTGTGCCTACACCAAGAGGCAACTTGTATCCACAGCAAATACACGCTCATATGCTACAAAACTTTATAGATAGCAGTAACATTACCAGGAACGAGTTAAGTGCTGTGTACGAGCTTCTGTGTGCGTTACTGGGCATGATATTAATAGGTCTAGCAATATATAAATCGCACATTTGGGTAGGTTTAGTGACCACAGTTACTATTATAGGCGGAATTGTATATTATAGTATATATTCTTATACTGCAAACTTAGTATTATTTGATGCTACTTTTCCAGCAATAGCAAGTTTCTTAATATTTACACAGGCAAGTTTTAATAACTTCTGGATACAATTTAAACTAAGAGCTGAGATACAAAAACAATTTGCCGGTTACGCCTCTCCTACAGTGGTTCGTATGTTGCAAGAAAACCCAGAACTAATTAAGCAGGGTATGAAGAAGGAAGTAAGTATATGCTTCTCAGATTTACGTGGATTTACCCCATTAGGCGAGAGCTTTGGCGATGATGTTAAAGGGTTAACAGAAATAATGAACGGGTATATGGATGCAATTACACAACCTATACTAGATGCAAACGGCATGGTGATTAAATATATCGGTGATGCCAGTATGCATATACATAATGCTCCAATGGATGATCCAGACCACCCTAAGAGTGCGGTGGAAACAGGCATATTAATGCTCAGGGCAGTAGAGAAATTCAATGATAAAATTGTTAAAGAAGGCAGACCACCCATTGGTATGGGTGCTGGTATTAATACTGGGCTCGGTTATATTGGGGAAATGGGCTCCACTGCCAGGCACAGTTACGACATACTCGGAGATGCAGTTAGTACCGCGGCAAGAATAGAAAGCAAATGTAAAGAGTACGGATGTTTACTCCTTGTGGGCGGTGATACATATAAACATACTAAGAATAATTTCTTTTATTTAAAAGTAGATGACTTGCAAGTAAAAGGTAAAAGCGTTGGCATAGAAATATATACTGCATTAGATATTAAGCTAACTAAGTATGTTAAAGGCAAACAACTACATGCACAAATGCATGAACATTATCGCAATCAAGATTTTGATAAAGCAATTAAATTATGTAAGCAATTATCTAAAACGTTTGACGGCAAAATGAAAGGCTACTATACTATGTGGATTGAACGCTGTGAATTTCAAAAGACACAAGACTTGCCTAAGGATTGGAACGGAATTATGATAGCCACAGGCAAATAATTATTCGTCCGGAGTCCAGTTTCTAAATTCCGTAAATAATTTTGCATACTCAAGTAAGTCTGTGCGTAACGTTTGCAAATGTTTTAATTCAAACGGAATATTTAATCCGGCAGTAATATAAGCAGGATGATAAAAATTTAAAATTATATCTACACGTTCTCTGTCTTTAATTATATCTTGTATTACTCTATGATAAAAGTTTGGATCTGTTATTAAATCAGACAGCCATTGGTGATGACTACTTGAAGCATTACCCACATACGCCATTTCTCGAACATCAAATGTTAACGCTCTTATAGGATTGATGTTATGTCGATACTTATTCATCACCGGTGGATAGTACCATCGTTGATCTCGAGTAGTCTGAGTAGATAGAAACGCTTTATACTCGTTTACTAAACTTTTATACAAACCTTCACTACTAGATTGAACAGATACTTTATACTGCTCGATTAAGTTATCAGCTATATTTTGGTGATAACTCTCTAACTCATCGTAAATCTTTAGTAAATGGGGTATTGTCCACGTACCGTTAAAAAACGATGTAGGTATAGATTTGTGTTTGTGGTATTTGTTCAGCTCGGTGGTCAGTCTAACTACATCAAAATTTATAATATCTTTTGACATACTAGTACTTATCACATATTGATTTTTAGGATGGTATGTAGTTTATCTGTGCCTTTATTTCTGCCAAGTGTAGACCTTGCACCGTCATGTAACGGCTTGGGCCACTTGCCGATATCAACCCAGGCATACCCGGCACTTTCATCGTTTAACGTAGGAATAAACTCACTCGGCACAACAGCAACGAAACTGTAATACATAAAGTTTTTGTTTCTACTTTGATAAACATCTATAGGATTTAATTTTTGTAGTTCTGGAACGAACCCAATTTCTTCTTCTAATTCACGTTGTATACATTCAAATGGAGTCTCACCATTATCAATCATGCCACCCCAAAAACCCCAAGTATTCTTATGACGCTTATCACTATTCCTTAATTGGAATAAGCATCGTCCAGTGTCTTTAGCAAGAAACAAAACTCCTGCTCCAGCAATCCCTTCGAATGTTTTTACAGGTTCAGTTTCCAATATCCTGGGTTGTACTGACCTTCGTGTGTGCTTGTCCATGAGGCGTTCTCGTATTTGTATTGTTTGTTTGTGTATAAGTTTTTAACGTATTGTACTGTAGTTTGAGCACTAGCATCAAGCGATACAATCCATTTAGCACCATCGTATTCTATAATATCGTGAACATCTGCATTAAAGATGCCCCAGTTGTCTCCAACAATTTCATTAGTAAGCAAGTATCGTTGTCCAGTTGCAACTGCAACTAGTGTGCCGTCTCCTGGATAATTATTAAGCGGATTAACAATTCTTGTTACATCAGTTTGTGTTGTACTAGGCAATGTATCACTGTCTAATGTGAACACTAACTTAGCAGTATCTGTCACTGACCTGACAATAGTTCCTGTGATTAACGAGGCACTTTCAAGGTCATTATTGATATTTAATTGTAGTGTACTTCCAGCCGTTAACGGAATATCTGCAAGGTTTACAGCATTCGAGCCAGCAGATCCACTGCTAGTTTGAGGTGCTAACACTTCTAATAAGTCATTCCAATTTGCTTTCACGGTAGTTCCGTCATCGTAAACACTTTGAGCTGGAGTACCAGTTGGAGCACTTTTAAATAGTGTTGCTTCAGCACCATCTATACTTACCCAATAGTTATTTGGTGTAATAGTTTGAATTTCCATATCACCGTCTATGGTTCTAAAGAAGTCGTAAATATCTGAATCGTACCCTAAGTCGCCTGTGCTATCTGTCTTGTACACATTAGCAGTAATAGAGTTAATAATTTTTTGACGTTTAACTGCCGCCGGCGGACTTAGCCATATAGGCATAACAAATGTCAGCGTAGCAACATCGAGCGTTTCATCGACACCAGCTGGAATACTTCTATTACTCCACTGTATATCAGTTAATTCAACTTCGAATATATTAGCCCAATCCAACGGATTTGAGTTTTGTTGTAACTGCAAACTTGGATTGAATAATATTAAAATTTGTTCTAACAACTGTAGTTTCTGGTCAGTATTACTACTCCAAATATCTACTTGCATTGTTAAGTTGTAAGGTACAGGCATTATTCTGTCTGTACTATATAAGTTTCCTTTTCCAGTGCCGTACGTTGAAGTATTAGTATCGTATGCCCTTTCAGCCACTTGCACTTTGGAAACTAGTGTTGGATCTTGTGTCCTGTCTCTAGCAATTAATAAACTTTGTATACTACATGCAATAAATGGAGTGCTGTTAATCATGTTCTCGCCACCCTTAGTAAGGATGTGAGCAACCATTCGGCTCATGTCTGAATATCTAACAGGAGCTTTGTTATAATATGTAACACCGCCACGTTTACCTTCGGAAACTTTAAATTCACCAAAGATCCGCATGAACTGTAGTAAGTATCTTCTTACCTGTGCGTCATAAAAATAATCCATATTTGCCATACTAGTCTGCCTTCGGTTTCACTATTTTACTGAGATTAGTTTTAACTGAATCAGTTGTACCATCAGTATTAATTCTTTGGTCATCATTGTTAACAAACGAAGTAAGTATCTTGTTAGCCGCCGACCATGCCTGTGTCTTATCATCACTAACCCTACGCCAAACACTCAAGTTCTTTAAGAATAATCTGTGCGGTGAAAAGTCTGTTCTTAGGAAGTAATCGCCTTCGTTTGCATCTGCCGGGAATGTTGCGCCACTGCCAACTATAACTGCTCCGTTTGGAGGAGTGCCATCGACATTAGGAAGATAAATTCCAGGTGCGTCACCTTCTACATACAAATGACCACCAGCTACATAGTCTGCATCATACGGTGTTTCAGCCGCCGCCAATGCTTGAACTTTATCTGATATAGCAATTTCTGTGCTGTAAGTACTTAATATATTTCGTAAATCGTCAGCACTTTCACCAGTGCCAAGTATATCTCTGTACTCTGGACTGTCTGTTATGTTAGTTAGTTTCACTCTCCACAAGTGGGGCCACCATCTTGCATCGTAGCCTTCTGCTGGTCTGCCTGCATCACTAACAACAAAATATCTATTAACGGCTTCACCGCCACCAAGTAATAAGTCATCTCGTAAATGAGGTAGCTCAACAACATCACCTGCCATTAAACGTCTGCCTAATAAACTAGCTAAGGTATTCATATGGAAAGTCATAAACAATGAGTCATTGTTAACAAACAGTCCAAACTGTGTTAAGTCAAACTCTGGATCACCGGGAGTATAACTGCCACGTAATTCGTAGATATCAGTATCATACTTCCTGTCTCTGTTTTCTAAAAACAGTACATCTTGTATATACAAGTCTCCTGTTCCGGTACTTGCAGTGGTGTCATCAGTGTATGTTCCTATGTATTTGTGTACATAGACTCCTGTTCCACCCGCGTTGATATTCTCGGCAATAATTCTATCTTGAAAATCATAGTCGTTTGTTTTGTTCTTGTTCCATAAACTTAATCTAGGCATAGCAGTATTTATCACTTTCTAAAGTTCTTGACACAAGACGTGATAACTACTATAATGTCTACATACGGAGAGTTGGCTGAGTGGTCGAAAGCGCCTCCCTGCTAAGGAGGTATATGGGTAACTGTATCGAGGGTTCGAATCCCTCACTCTCCGCCACTTACTTAACTAGCTGATGTAATTAAACTAGCCATAAAGCCTATTATACCACCACATGCTGTTATGCCCACAGCAATAGCACCCATATCAAACCAGAACCTTCTAGACTCTGCCTTGAGCGTTGCCGCCCGCATTCTAGCTTGTTGGATTGCTCTGCGTTCTTTCATCATATCTTCATAGAACCCAGCTTGTCCTGAATATATTAAAAACTCTCTGAGTTCCTTCTCAAGATTTGCCATTTTATGTTTGGCGGCTGTTATTTCTAGTGCCTGTGCTTCTACACTACTGCCACTGAATAACTTTTTAATCATTGGTTGATTTTGACCGTATTGGCTAGCACCTATTATCTGATCCTTAGCATCAAAGAACTTACCAAAATATCCAGCAACATCTTCTATTTCTCGACCCGCCGCGACTGCTCGTTGAATGCCCTTGAAGGCGGCATTTGCCAGGCTAATTGCCCCTGCTATCTCTATCATGTGCGTCTCCTACGACCCGTATGACCTACAATAGTACTTATCTAAACCACAAATACCGGTAAAAAACGGTTGACTTACCAGCAAAATACTGTATAATAGTATACATATTAACGCAAAGAGGCAGTAGTTACATGGCATATTACACTCATACAGCAGATCCAATAGGCGTTTTCACTGAAAAAGAATACGGAAATTACTTTGAATTTAGTAATAATCCAGATAATTTTGCATTTTGCGAAGACCACCCACATGTTGTATGGGTAGGATCTCATGGAGTTGGGGGAGATAGCGGACGCCGTTATGCTACTGTTAAGAAGACAGTTGCTTATGTGGTAGTTGGTGAAGACGAGTTTGGACTTCCTGTTGTTGAGAAGTGGAATATCAAACAGCGTAAAGATTATTTCGTATAACAGACAAGCACATTAACTCTGTGCTAGTAGTAAGTTGTTCCTTCTATGATAGAACTTAGGGTAGTTCCTAAGAATTGGAACACGATGACAGTAGTCCGTACACTTGGGTACGATAGTTTGAAGCGGTGGAGAACTGAAGATCTCGGTTCCGGGAAGCTGTTAAAACACCAATACTTATTTATGAGTTAGTGGTCTAATGGTAAGATGCAGGTCTCCAAAACCTTGCGATTGGGGTTCGAATCCTTACTAGCTCGCCAAATTGAAATAGGATAGATGTAATGACAGATACAGATTATCGTATGATACGCAATGCAATGAGAACCCCAGACGGCACATTATTGCAAAGCCGACACCGGCATGATTATGTTACTCACAAGGATAAGAACGGCAACGAGTACATGGTTGATGGTGGATTAAGTTATATTCGTTCCAGTGCCAACGGTGACGAAGAATTGTTGACCGTTACACTTGCAGATTCTCATGAACAGGTTAGAGAGTCATGTGATTGGGGAACATATGGCATTGCCGGCGATCAACCGCTGTCATATATTACTTTGTGTGACATGA